CACTTGGATCAACTATCTCACTGTTGAATACAAACAGTTTAGTTGATGGTCCAACTAAACTTACGTTAAGGAAGGACATTCCTGTTGTTGGTTATGCTGCTGGAGCAAAAACATCTGATCCAATGACAGCCCAAACATCACGCATAGATTTAAGTGGTGGACGTACTCGTGTACCGGGCGCATCAAAGATATCTACAGCAACTACCCTGCATGTAAATAAGAATGTAGTAGAGTTAAAGAGTGTTCCAGCTGAATTAATTGGAAAGCATGTTGCTGATTATCAAGGTAAGAAATATTACGCGCTTGATTCAGAGAATGGTATTCCAGTACTTTCAGTTGATGGTATTTCAGTAAAAGACCGAATAGACGGTTACGCATATTTGGTTACAACTGATGAAAAACCAACGCTGAAGTCTAAGTATATGATTCTTAAGCCAGAAACAATGCCACAAGACGCTGTTGTTTCTGGGCGAGCTGCTCAGTGGAACTCTCAGTTGTCATCTGTTTTGTACAACGTATGGGGTAAAACTTCTGCGCTTGCATCCAGTATGGTTGGTCGTGTTGATGTTGTTTCGTACAATCAATTAAAGCAACGTGCTATTAGCACAATGTCCAACGTAGAGGGAATGCCTAGCAAAAACGTAGGTAATTATGACGTTGGTCAAGATGCATATGAAGGGACTATTGAACACGCTGCTGGTGTAATGTCTCAACTTGGAGCTGGTGCAAAGATTCAAGAATATGCTGACCAAGCACTTGTAAGCACATATGAGTGGATTAATAGAACTATCCCAGAAGAGCAAGATGCTGTAAGAGAACGTATTGATAGAGGTTTAGATTCTGCTCGCCGATCGTTGTTTGGATTAACATCACAGGATATACGGCAACGACCACAGATAAACTACGACCCAATTCAAACTAGTAGATTTTTAGTATCTGACGATGGCAACTTAAAGGGTCATCCGTTAATGTTCTACACTGCTCGAACTGGAGCTGCTCGTTCTGAAGGACTTGTAGTTCGTGATGTAGCTGCTGACTTAATGGATTACTTCAATGGCTTTGACGAATCCAATGAAGTTGCTGACAAGGTGGCAAATGCTTTACTAAAGTCTCAAGACGCTGCGGCATTTCAATCTGAAATGACTAAGCAGGGTCTAGATGAAGATCAAGTCAAGAAGGTTGTTTCAATACTTGAGCAAAATGCTGGTGTATCTACAACGGGTGTAGCATTTAGTAATGACACTGTAGTTGGATTACTCCGTGACTTTATTACTGGTTACAGTAATTGGACTGATGGACCTAAGCAACGAACAGTATCTGATTTTAACTCTACGCTTCAAGGTTTAGTTGATGGAGAGATGGTTCCTCACATCGTCAATCAACGAGCTTTAATTGCTAATGCAGCAAGAGCCTACGCTCAAATGCGTGGCATGCCAGTTGGTCAAGTTCTTGAGAACATGGGCACAAATCTTCATGGTGAAGAATATGCAGGTGTATCTGCTGTTGCGCATATGATGTCGTTAGACTTGAATAATCGCTCCGCTGCAATGAAGTCCTATAACGACTATTCTATTCATGATGTTATCTGGGTAAATGGTAGCAAGGATCCAGTTGTAATCTTAAAAGAGTTTGGTAAGGCAAACCGGTACTCGGCTGATTTACGTGAGAAAGCTTCAGCGGATAGCAATGGCATATTGTATTTAGCCGTTGATCAAGCTGAGAACACTGTACGTATTGCCACTCCTAAAACAAATCCTGTGACAGGCGAAACAACTTACGTACTTGGTAAGAATGTGCATGATGGCAAGGCTGGTAGTGAAGCCATTGCAAGGCATTTTGATTTACCAACATCAAAGGGTACGTCGGCATCAACTGGTGAGATGTTGTTCAGAGGAGACGAGTTACCAGACGGTGGTTACGGACGTAAGCAACAGCAGGTGTATGACAACGTAAACGATACTAATGTTTACGTAAACCGATCCAATGAAGAAGTTGCTTCTCCGGGATTAAAACTACGCCTTGCTGGATTGATGTCTGGTGGTCAAAAGTCATACGCTGGCGGTCAGTTACTTACGATTATTAATATGCTTCAGTCAAGCAAAAAGGTAGGTCAGTCGCAAGTTGTTACTGTACCTCTTCCTCATTCATGGGGCGCAGACATGTACGATCCAACAGGACCGTATAGCGGTGAGTTTAAATTTGCAAACTTTGATCAGGTGCTAGATGCAATTGAGAGTGACCCTAATGGTGAGATGTACAACGTACTGCCTCGCCATTTAAAAGTTACCTATGAAGGAAAGGGTAAGTTCACCATTACTGACATGGGCTTAGTTGGTAATGAAGAATCACCAATGCGTCGTTCGCTTGGTAACTTTGTTGATGTTGCAGCTGGTCGTGGCAACAGACGTATTGCACCTGTAGAAGTTTACGTAGCACGTCGGTTGCTTGCAGAGCAGGACATTATTGCTGGCATAGCTCCAACACCAGAAGAAGTTGCAGATGGAATTGACCCTCGTCAATCCAGCGTGTTTAAGCAAGTTGAGACTCCTACTGGAAAGAATCCATTGTCGGGTGATCCGGGTCAGTGGAATAGACGTTCGTTATTCTCTCAGGGATATGACCCACTTGCATTGGCCGATGACGTTCAATCGCCATTAGCTAAAAGCCCTGTAGCAGAAGCAGAAAATTCTGTAGTTGATGAAGTCAGTGTCGTACTTGATGAATCTTTAAAGCCAGATCAGGTTGAATTTGATGTGGACTCTAGTGGTGTTTACCAAGCTCGTGGTGGAGTAAACATGGCTGGTGTGCATAAGGGACTTGATTTTGTAGCAACTGCATTCAACGAGTTGAATGGTACTGCTCGATTATTAATCCTTGGCGGTGATATGGGTGTAGCATTCAACCAGTCATGGATGCTTGCAAACCCAGCAGTCATGATTGAACACATGGCTGATCCAAACAACCGTAGCTTTGGTCCAGCCATGGCAATGCGAGCAATAGGAGCAGCTTTACCAAACACTCCTGCATTGATGGGAGATGCATTCCACAACAGTAAGATTCCTGTAAGTGCATGGGGTGACAACTATGTCCATGTCATGATGGAAAAGGTCTTAGCCAAAACACCGGGGTTAACTTTAGATATGCTTGAGTCTTATGGACTCAACCTTGAGTACTTACGTTGGCACAAAGAATGGAAGGAAGGCTTGTTGAATAACCCTGACATTCAACGAGAAGACGTTCCACTTAACTATCGCCTTCGTGATTACTATGGAGACAGCAAAGTAGTTCAAAAGGTAATGCCACACCTTGCGCCTCTTGAGCGAGCAAACGTCTTCTATAAAGACCTTGCTGCGTTGATTGACTTCCAGCGTGTATGGCAACAAACACAGGAAGCAGTTCCGCCATCTGACAAGCGTGATGCTAGTGGAAACACGCAGGTTGCTGGTGATAGCACAAGCCGTCCATATTACCGAGAGAACTTACGTCGCCAATACGCAGAGGCTATTAACCTTCTTAACGGTAATCAGTCTGGCCAATATAGTGATGTAGAAGGGTTGGCACGAGCGCAGAAGGCTGTAGCCAATATGTTTATCTCATCTAGGTATGCTCGTAGCCGTGTGCTGTTGAACCCAGTGCTTGGATTAACGGTATTTGGATTGAAGTCTGGTGCTAATAAAATCTCTCGTATGGCAATTGGTAAAGACGTTGCCAATACTACATTGGAAAGACAAGTCTATGGTCTAGGACCAGAGGGATTTGACTGGAGAGTTCGCAAGCACATTATCAAGCGAGTGCTTGGTGCATACATGAGTAATGCAGGTTTGAAGCTGGCTACTAGTACGCCATTGATCGTCCCTGCTTTCATGTCGTTATTTAGTTCTGATGAGGAAGAACGAGCTGAGGGATTCAAGGTCATCATGGATAACTTTGCTTTCAACAATGGATTCCTCCAGATATCAACACCTTGGGGCAAGAAGTATCAAATGACTATGCCGGGTGCTACAGGTAGGACATTGCGTCAAACTGAAAACATAGCACGGCGTGTATTTACTAAAGATACAGGTGCATGGCAGGACGTACCTGAATGGACGTTTAAGCAGTTTGTTTTGAATCAGTTGTCCCCAATGATGCAAACTATGAAAATGGCTGCATTCGGAAAGACGTTTGATGGTGAAGACGCATTTGCATCTAATGAGTCTTATATGCTCTGGAGGCAGAAGATGATTGAGACTCTTCCTGACGGTTCGCTCAGGAAGACTTTAATGGAAATGGCGCCAAGTGAACTAAGTAACTTCATTGTCAACTCAGTCTTTAACGTATCTGCTAGGGATGCATTAAAAGACATTGACATGAAATTGCATAAGCGTTTAGTGTTTGATGAAGAGGCTACGTTGTCTGATGACGATGTACAGTTCGACCTTATGAAGTCTGCATTGAACTTCTCTGGTGCTGGTGCAACTGAATACGATGAGGACTATGAAGCTTGGTTAAAGGTCTATCAAGATGGCGCACCTCGTTATAAGTCTATGAAAGAAGAGCGAGACAATGCCCAATACAAAAATATGTGGCAGGAGTTCAACGGTAAAGACTTTGGTGCATCATTAGACACATTCGTAAGAGGTAGGCGGGAATGATTGACTACAGGCAAACACTAATTGATATTGCGTTGCGGTATGTTGGCACAGAGGAACAGCCGCTTGGCAGTAACCGTGGCTTCCTAATTGATAGGTGGAACGCACAAGTCAATGCACCTATTGGAAGTTTCTGGTGCTGTAGTTTTGTATCTAGTATGGGCATGGAGCTTGAAACTAAATGTGGTATTGACTGGCCATTACCTTTTAGTGCAGATTGCGATGTCGTTTACTGGGCTGCCAAACGTAGACTTGCATTGAGTAAGACTGGATCTCCCGGAGACTTAGTCATATGCCACAGGAATGACGACGCTTACCATATTGGTATTGTTGGCAGTAGAGACGAGAACGGATTGCTTCAGAGTATTGAAGGCAATAGTAACAACGACGGTAGCCGTAATGGGATTAAGGTTGCGTTACGACCTAACGTTATGGCTGGTAGGAATGCTGTAAACGTATCCTATATCAAATGGTCTAAATTAATTGACGATAACGCCTCTACGATTTTAATCAATGACAAAAAGGTTGATCCGATATTTGAATACGGGAAACTGTATGTGCCATTGCGGAAATCACTAGAGGCGTTACACGGAGTATTACTTACAACACAGAACCTGAAGAGTACAGCCGATGGTTCAACGTGGAATGGTGAACCTATACCTTATGGAATGATTACCAGAACTGGAAGTCGTTACATAAGAATGTCCGATTTCATCACTCACTTTAAGCTAAAGTCAGTAACATCAGACACGGCTATAAAGCTGTACCCTTTATAGGTTGAGCATGGGGTCATAAAAGTCAGAGAACCTTGCGTACTTAGACTGGAATGTTAGGAGACTGATACCAGTTCTCCCGTTCCTGTTCTTTGCTGTAATGACCTCAGCTTTGTCTTCATCATCTTGCTGTCCATCTTGAGTACGTTCGTAATACCCAGCACGATAGATGAACTGTATGACATCTGCATCTGATTCGATATCGCCAGACTCTCGCAAGTCTGACATCATTGGACGCTTGTCCTGCCGTTGCTCTACAGCCCTAGATAGACTAGACAGTGCAATGACAGGACATTTGTACTCACGTGCAATGTCCTTCAACCCTCGACTGATAACACCGATATCTCGTGTCCTATTCTCAGACTTATAGGATGAAGGCATCGCAATCATCTGTAAGTAATCAACAACCACCAAGCCAACATGAAAAGATTTTTGCGTATCCCTAATTGCGTCTCGGATTCCTCCAAGGGTGACAGTCTTATCTGCGACAATTCTGACATGAAGTGACTTAGCCTCCTGAGCTACAACCTGTAACTTATCCTTCTGATAGTTATTCAGCTTCTTAGTCTGGATAACCTGGCTGTCTACTTCGCTGTAGATCGACAACATACGTGCTGTAACCATGTCCTTAGACATTTCAGCACTAACGATCAATACGCCGACCTTCTCATCTAGTTGACGCATGTAACGAGCGGCGTTCCAAGCGTACTGTAAACCAAGACTAGACTTACCCATAGAAGGTCGTCCGCCTACAATGATTAATTCTCCATCACGCCATCCTCCTGTTACTGAGTCTACTTCCTCATACCCACTAGGGACACTAAATGTTGTCTCATCTTGTTCCCTGCGGATTGCTGCATCAGAAGCTGACAAAATTAATTGAGATAAATCGTCAGTCGTGTTTCCGGAATTGGTAAACGAAACAGAGTTATTCAAATCGGCTACGATTTTATCGATGTCCGTGTCGCAATCAGATGCCTTCTTACTTGCCAATTCAGATGAAAAGATAATCTCTCTACGTCTATGATAGTCAATGACTAACTTGACGTAACTCTCGTAGTTAGATGTACTTGGAAGTAACTCTGCGCACTGCATGATGTACCCTAGTCCACCACACGCTTCTAGTGCGTTGCGCTTCGTCAACTCCTCATTTACGGTCACAATGTCTATGTCTTGGCCAGATGCGTCAATAGCCGTATAAGCCTCCCATATGAGGCTGTGAGCTACCCTGTAGAACATCCCCTTGTTGATGTGCGTGAGGCTCTTGAATAATCTCTTACCACCAAGGAGAACAGACGCTATAAGTGATTGCTCACTCATAACGTCCGATGGAATCTCTATGTTGAAGCCAAGGCTTCTATTTGTTTCTTTGTTCATTAATGTATTCCGTCAATCTCACAATGTGTACTTCATTGATTACGTCCTGTAGTTGCTGTCCCTTAAGTGGTGGCTCAACTCGCCATGCCCTGTAACCACCAGTCTTCTTCAGTACAAGAACAACAGTAGGGTGAAGCTTATTGGGGTCAGTCCCCAGTCTGATGCCTTCGCTAATGTCGTGAGTGACCATGTGCGGTTGAGCATCGCCATACTTCTCTACAGCCACGTAGTTAAGAACCTCTGATGGTGTAGGTCTAAACTTACACCGAGTAAGAATACGCTGTGCTCCAGCAAGTATGTCTTCGTCTGTCAATCCATTGATTGCTACTCGATAGACAGTTTCACTGGTGCTGTTCCACGCAATAGAACTAGGCAGTTGCGAAAGAATCGCTAGTAATTTATCCGTTGTTGTCATTGAACCAATCCTCCACGTTTATTGATGTTGTTGTATTTGCATACGATGGTGATGCATATGTGTCCCAATGCTTCCATAAAGAACGCACTGTTACCATTTCTGGCTTCCATTTACCTAGCAACTCCTTTGTGCGAACATATACGTCGTCACTGGTCACTCCTGCCTTATGCATTTGCCATATGATAAGTCGCGCATCTTTCCATTCCTTGTCAGTAATGGTGAGTAACTCAAGAGTTTGTAGGTTCCATCGAGCCACCTTAAACTGCTTGTATAAGATAAACGCAGGGTCATCTTCCTTTGCAGTATCTTTTCTCTCTTGCTTAACTGACGTGACCTTTACGTCAGGTTTATGTTCGACTGAATCAGGGAATAACTTATATCCATTACTGGTTGTTCTCCCATTAGGAGAAGTTCTTGCATTGATCTCAAGCAGTCTCTTCTCGTTTATCTTCATACCTGTTAGGTAGTGCAGTGCAGTCTTGACTGTTGTTTCGGACAGCCCCGTGCATTCGACAAGCCTCTTAATGCTAGGCCAGCAGTAACCATCGTTGTCAACGTGCATGACTAAAGCCATAAACACAACAAACCCTGATGGAGTAAATGACGTTATGTGGTTTACAAGTAAGCGGTCTATCTGAACAAATCCAGACGAACGCTCACCCGACAAGCCGAATGACTTGCCGTTGAATACGGTAATCATGCCTTACCTCTAGTTGTTATAGGGACATTCGGAACAGTATCTCTGTACCTTGGTATCTTCCTCTGATAGTTTTGTCAGACCAGCTTCATACACATCAGCCAGTGGCAAAGGTGTTGAACTGATAATCTCTAGTGCTTTGTTGATATCATCAACAGTCCATCCATCAGGAATGTTGATTTGCTTTAAAGGTTTCTTCTCTTCCTCTTGTTCTCCTTTTAGTTCTTTCTCAAACTCTGTTACAGGAACACCACGCGATTTAGCTGATTCTAGAATAGCCTTCTGCTCAGCCGTTCCAATATGTGCCACAAGCCTGTGATGAGTCCAACTAAGACCAGCAACACGGTTATCAATAGGGACATTACTAGCCACCCAACTCCAGTTAGCGAGACTTTGATAAGCACACCCAGTTGCATCCATAGCTTGCGCATACTTCTCGCCATATCTCTTCTGTCCGTAATTAAGTGCATCGCCAATAGCAAACTGAAACGCTGTAGATAACTGTTGTAATGTAGCCATCAGTGTTAACCACTGATCGTATTCAATGTCTTTCCTGAACTCTAAGCCAACGTCTGTAACGCTGACTGCATCTGGAATACTACCTATGTAAACTAATTCGTCACTCATGTGTTCTGTCCTGTGATGTAAAAGGGCCACGGTGTTGATGTCCGTGACCCTTCATTTGGTAGTTGTGCTCCGTGGGATATAGTTACGGAGCAGTCAATCTTACTGCTCTGTATCGGTTGCCGTCAATGCTTTAATCGTAACATTTTCAGTAGGCTGAGAAATACAGAATAGGTCAGGGTGCTCGTCAACCAAAGTGAGTTGCACCTCTCTTGGTATCTTGCTTTTGTATACTTTGTATTGTTCTACAACAGCGCCACATGACACCGGAATAACCATAGCTGCCTTCTGCTCATCTAAGATTGTAAACGATGCTGGTACTGTACGAAACGCAACTTGACCCCATGGACATTTCCATGTCTTAGCCTTGCCAGTTAATTGCTTCTCAGCAAAGTCTACTATCTGATCGCCATATCTGTTTTTAAGCCATTGAACTTTTCGTTCTTTCTCTTTGACGAGTTGCTTGCAACGATCAATTACAGATTGCATAGCCAGCTCTTCAGCTTTAAGTTCGGTTTCGTATTTTAGTAAACGCTGTAAAGCTAAAAGAACGTCATCCTCTGTTTTAAGTTCATCGCCTAACCAACCATCAACTGGACCGGCATATTCGCCGGTCTCAATCTCGTAATAACTATCGCCAATAATGTCAAACTTGCTTGTGTCCAATTTATTCCTCCTCTACCAAGAACACCGACTCTGCTTCTTCCGGTGTATTGAATCCCATCAGTACTTCTATAACTAACCGTAGGTTTTGATCTGTAGTATCTGTATGTCCAGCAAGACGTGTGAAAACGCGTTTCATATCTTGTGGAGTAATGTCTGCACCCCATATGCGTTTGCATTCTAAGGCAAACTGTTTACCAGCTGTTAGCGTAGATGCCTTAGCTTGCTGTGGTGCATCAACAATTCGTATGTCACCAGCTGGTGTAACAGGTTCTTCTAGTTCTTGAGCAAACAACGTGCCATACCCGCACAAGGCCAACGCTCGCCCAATGGCGCCCGTCTCTGCCTTCTCTCGGTAATCAGCAAAGTGCTTCTCGTGTTCTGTCTTGTGAGCCTTAGCAATGAGTCTTCCTGATGCATCTTGAATCTCTGCTGCAAATGTACAGTAGTCAGCACCCGAAAGTTCGGGCACTGCATACGTCATGATTGTCCAGTCTGGATGGTCCTCTCGAAACCAAGCAATACGTGCAGCAACAGGCAAGTACTGCTTGCCTTTTAGGTTAATGAAGTGGTCTCGTGGATTAAACATTCTCTTCCTCGTTTTGTTTTTGTCTAGCAATACTTGAATGAGCAATAGCCATTGCTACATTGCACAGTGAACCTTCGCAGTTAATCATCTTGTGTCGTTCCGCTAGATAGAGTAACGGTTCGGCACGGATTTGCAATTCGTTTTTGTAAAACCCTTCCATGAGCGATTGCTTTTTGTATAGCACTGTAACCAGTAATTGTGTCTGTGATCCAGCACACAACAGGGAACCAAACTCATCCAGTTGTGGTGTTCCATCTTTGTCTACTAAGTACGAAACAATACTGTATGGGTGTGGGTACAGCACCCCATTAGGACTACATAATGCTGTGTCACACCAGTAGTCTTCACATCCAAGGACAAGTGTAGGCTTGCCATCTAATATAAACGACCTCCATCGTATGAGTAATTCTAATGCTGTGATTTCTGTAATGTCATCATCTTTAAGCTCATCATCATCTGTTGATATATGACTGATGCTCTTCTTAAGATTATCAACTGTAGTACCTGCGACAACGTAAGCGTATCCATTGTCACCTTCAGCATTCAATAACTTTTCATTGTCGTTGATGGTTACGTATAGCTTTTCCCTATATCTCATAGGAAGAACTACATCAATGTTCTCTAAGTCACACGGAAAACTAAATGCCATTTATGTCTCTTATCTTCTCAAGTGAGTCCACTTGAATGTCGTTACCTAATTCACGTTCGTGATTGATTAGTGTGTTTAATACGCAGCTTATACTGCGACATATGTATATGATTCCAAGATTTGCGTATTCTTCTTGTTCCTTTCTGATTGCACCAGTAGGTGTCTTTAGTTCAATAGCAAGTGCATAACCACGTGGCCACTTGCTACTGTGTATGTAAAGGTCTGGAAGTCCGACTGTATTACCTTGCCACCCTGTGGCGTATGCTTTGTTGCCACAACGTGAACAGGTTTGTCGAGATCGTGACTTACCAGTCTCCATTACAACATAACCAACAGCTCGTAAGAGTGTAACTATCTGCCTTTGAATTGCAGATTCGTTTAGTTTAGGTCCATCCGTTTTAGTAGCCATAATGTCACCAATAGTACAACAAAGGAGATAACTCCATCGTGTAATGCTCGTAACAAGTCTGTCTTCTCAACGTGTATGTAACACCTAAAGCAATCACACCGTACGCGGTTTTGCTGTGGGCTTACGTTCCGGTTTGCGCAAGACATAGTAAATGTCCCTTGCATGGCGTTGTATTTTTTGTTTGTACTCATTTGAATCTGGAATTATTAATTTGACCGCTGCAACAAATACATTTGCAGATGGAGCTTTGAATAGAGTGTTCATCAATCCAATGTCCATACATGCAACCTCTAATGTTTGTCGCATGTCGTTATTAAAGTAAACGTTGTTAACTCGTAGCTTGTTACACCTTGTCAACAGATGTTTTGACTTTGGGTTAGTAACAACGCTCGTCATAACTCCTTCATCAAACGAATGCTTGGATAGAAGCGTTGCTTCCCATGTCCCATTAAGTAAACTTACGACGTCAAGTGTGTCGTAAAGTTTATTCATCTTATTTCCAAGCACACAGTTCAACTCAACAACACCACTGGCTTTATATTTGATAGCCATGTTTACCCATGCATCACGCATAATGATGGCTGATATTCTGCTATGCATATACAACGCATCACCATTCCATAACACTTGGTAAAACGCAGGCCTTAACCTACGCGTAGTTACGTACTTCACCACCGTGGTTTCATAGAGCCATTGTGACGTGATGCACAGAATCCACACTTCCAAGGCGGAGACCATTCACCACCAAGGAATCTATCAACAACATCAACAACAGTAGCACGTTCCATTTTCGCCCAGTCAAGTTCATTGATGTTCTTCTGCGTCTTCCAATGAACAACATCATCTTTGTCTATATACAAAGTATCTAGAGGAAGAATATCTTCTGCTGCTTCTACTGATTCATCCCAATTCTGTGGCATTTTGAATGACACTATCTTGAGTCTAAACTTTGGCCAGTTAAGGGTAACTATGTGATTGATTCCAACTGTTGGTTCAATCTCTTTCCACCCATCTTTATACTCGCTGCGTTGTGACATAGCGTCAATCATTTGAATTAAATTAGCTAACATAAATCTCCTTGTGTAAAAAACTTGTGGAGCCTGAAATGCAGTTCAGACTCCACAAGGTGTGGTTAGATCCTCGCATATTATACCGTAAGTAATTTACTCACAGGTACAGTTTGGCTCCCAGTTCTTGCACTCATCGCATATCTCAGTACCCATCAGATGATAGTCATCATCCTCTAACTCATCACCGCTGCGTTGTACATGTTCCCAACCTTTGGGTCCAGCGTATATATTGCCAGCAAAACACATACCCGGTTCAGCATAGCGGCATGTAAACTCAAGATCGGGAAACATATCAGACATAGTGTGTATCCATGTGTCTGCTGGACCCCACGCTGTATCGAAAGCAATGACAACATGACCTTCTTTGAAGTCAAGATAGCATGTGTCACATGCTCCCCATTTAGTACCCCAGTTGTCATATTGCCAATTAACATTGCCGTGACCATGCTCATCCAATGGTTCTGGCACAGACTTGTTGAAGTCTAGTACTGATGTGCTTGTCTCATACTTTGTAGTGTGTAACTCAGCCCAAGCAGACACCTTGTCTGCTGGGCCAGTGATCGTCAATTCATTCATACACCAATTAGGCATTGTGTTATTCCTTATCCGTAAACCAACTCACCATAAATTATTATTTGTAACATTGTGTCAATTACATCTTGGTCAACCTGCTGTTCTTCCTCAAACGATCGATCGCCTTTCATCCATGCCTTCCGTAGATATGTGAAAACATCAATAGGAGATAACGTGCATATTTCCTCTTCCTCGTCGTGTATGTCTATGTGCCACAAATTAGGCTTGTTAATCCAATTTGCATCCCATCTAGTTACCCACTCACAGTGATGTAACGCTTCTGTAATTTGGTCATACCAAAACTCATTATCAATATCACCGGGTATCCACTTGATGTGTGTGTCATTTGCTTGCATTACGTCGTACTTCCTTTACTGTTATGTTAATCCTGTCCCAGTTCGTGCCGTAGTTGGCATCAAACCCTTCATGTAACTCAGTTACAATCTCTGGCCATTCATCTTCTCGCTCAATGATCTCAGCCATGATTAGGTCGTGTGATTGAAACTCTTCTCGATTAACTCCACAAACAAAGTCGTATGGTCCCCACACCTCAACGTAATACTCCGGGAATTCCTCTCGGAGTTTACGCACTGCTTTCTCAAAGGCTAAATCTTTGTCATCCCATTCTTCTTCTGTCATTTATCTTCTCCCCATCCATCTGGTTGCAGTAGTGAACAATCCGTATATAAGTCTTGACCACTGTACAGATCAGTCCACTCGTTGTATGTGCAGTCATAGATGTACTCAAACATAGCGTCATTAAACTCATCTATATTTGACTCGTGATATGTAGATGCAACAAGTGCACAGAATTTCTTGATCTCGTCATCAGTTGGTCTATCAATCTTCATCTTCTTGACAGCCTCATCAATGAATTCAATAACACGTCTGTCTTCATAGACAACGCTCACATCTGTGAATATCATTTTGCCTACACGAGACATCAACTCTACACCAATGCACGGGGAGAGAACTTCCCCGTCTTCTGTGTAATGCTGATCACGTGCATAATCGTAGTGGTCGGTTGACCATTCTTCTTCTTCGCATACTGAATAAAACATATTGTGTTACCTCGTGTTTATTTGTTTGTTTAATTAAACCCACTTAGCTGCAGGGCCGTGGGCGCGGATGACAACATGGCTGTCGCCATCACATTGGAGAGATGCAGGACAACTTACGCAGGTTGTGTGCATCGGTAGCATATTGCGGCACGTACGCATCTCATTGATGAATCGATCGCTAGGGCATTGCTTCATACCCTTGCTGTATGCTACGTGCCGACGATTGACGTAGTCATGCTCAGGTAGAACAGTAAACGTACCCCAGCCAGCTCGCTCAGCATCTATTTGGTCAGTGTAGTTGTCGCATGATGCTTGCAGTATGCCCTTGAATGGTTCTGCAATCCAGCTACGCCACTGATGTGTATAACCTCGATGGCCAAGACTATGCCGTAGTAAGTCACCCCATATAGGGAATGGTACAGCTACTGGGTCACCGTATGAACCAATGCGCGTCTGCTTGCCAGCAACAACTTGTATTGACGCAGCAACATCACTAGACACAAGTGGTATGTTGCCACGATGCCATGATTCATATATGGAAGCAACACCCTTACCTATATTGACATAGCAAGTACGAACCATCTTTACCTTGCCATTGATGATATGTTTCTTCCAGCCTTTCATGTGTGGGCATCTGCCACAGATGCAACGGTCAAGTCCTGTGTCAATAGCATCTTGTGGATGAACATCACGCATGATGATGTAGGTCTGCAACATATCACCTGTCTTGATGTTGTAGTCCTCGTTGTTAGTCTGACAGTTAGACATAACAGCAATGATGTTATGCCTTGGGTCAAGCTGTGACCATCCTGTGTACATACAGTATGAGTTGTACTTAGGTTTCATGTGCTTGCCATTGTGTACGTTAGTGAAAAGGGCTGGATTTGGATCCATGCCAAACTTGTTTAGATATTCTCTTGCTGTCATTTTGTTACTCCGTCATTCCAAAACCAATACTTATTAAACATTTCGTCGTTTCTGTCAATGATTTCACATATGTAAAATGCGTCCTCCTTACTAATGCCAGCCCAGCCAATGTCTATATTGACTGTACTTAGATCATCGCATTCGCCCTTGCATTTCTTGCCTTTACAGTCAAGTGCAAACCCACACTCAATGCGGAACTTCCATGTGTCATACACATCCTCATCGTCATCGAGTACGTCGATGCTGTATGTACGATGTGCATTAACAGGGCAGTCTTTCCACTCGCTGTTATGCCACTGCAGTTCCCATATCTTGGATGCAGTTTTCATAATGATCTTTGCTGCATCATAGTAGTAATATTCTGGATATCTTCTATTCATAATGACTCCTCGTTGTGTTTTGATGTTGTCCCGGCATCGATTCTATTATCATGTAGTATGTTGATGGTCCGTCATATCCGTCATCATTAACATCTTCACCACGTTGATAAGCGCGGTGCATGTGACGTAAACAATCATTACCATCAGCTTTCTTTGCTGCTTCTGTTAGTTCTTTGCAGTGATCACGCAATTTTTCCATTAGCATTTCTGCTTGCGCATAGGATGAACACTTGCAATATTTTTGGAGTATCTGTAGATAACCCCACCATCCTCCTTCCTCTGGTCCACCGTAGTAAGACACGTTCTCATAAAGAGAAAGGTAGCACTCTTGTGCTACCTCACTGTCTTCTATAATCTCATTCCATGCTTGTAGAAAGATGCTTTCATCACTCATCGTCATCATCCTCTCTAGGTTCTATGTATATTGGCTTGCCAAACTTGACTGGCATTACTCGATTGCCATGGCATTTGTAACAAGAGACGTTATACACACCGCTAAAGTAATCTTCTGCATATCCATCGTCGTATAAGTCTTCATAGCTAAAACCATTGCAATCAACAGAAGGATTAACATGATGGCCTTTGCCATCACACGTGTCGCACGTCTCATACTTGAACTTGTACCAAACTTGTTTGTCATCTTCAGTGTCATACTTGTGCCTTGCTAACATCTTGCGCTCATTGATGTCTATCCACCAACGATCACGACCACCGCGTACACGGTGGTCATGATAGTAGTTTCTGTCCTCTAGACTAAACCATTCACTCATTGTTTCAACTCCATAAACTCACACACTGACAGAGCTTGTGCTTTAGACACAACAGTTACAGGCGCAAGCACTTCAGCAAAACCAATCATGCAATGACGCTCACTGTACATGCTGTACTCGGTATCGTGGCAATGCCACTCAATGCCACTACGTAATCGCAAGCATCCAATTTCACGTCCAAGTCTGCGCCTTATTTTGATGGCACATGGATTACCGTAGTGTGGCTCTATGTAGCAAGCAATGTAGTCGTTCGGGGTGTTATCCCCGAACGTGCTCCAGAAAGTGTATTTGATAGGTGTAAATTCAAAACTCATTTTGTTTCCTCTGTTATTGTGATGGTTACTACATCATCTTCCCATTCAATGAGTGAGTCATCGCATTCAAGGCAGTACTTGGCTCGCTTCTCACTGTTGACCCAAGCTTTAAGGATGCCAAGGAAATACTTCTTGTCTTGCTTGGATGCATTCTTCATGCGGTAGTAGTGACGCGCCCAGCGTAACATGCCAGGTGCATTAAACATTGGTACTGATACTAAAGCGATTCGTGTCATTAGATTTTGTTTCCATTCATGTGATGATCAATAAGTGATTGTTGATAACCATACAGCCATGTCATGGCTTCTTTGAATCCACAGGCTTGCGCTCCTCGATCGGCTACAAAGTAATCACCATACATACCTTTGGGTGCAAACTTGTAACGTGTGATGCCATCACCGGGGCTGTATGTAAATACGTCTAGGTTGCAGTGCTTGAGTACTGCATTCATGTGTTCTTTATCTCGTTTTGTCATTGTGTTACCTTTGTATTGTGTAGTGTGCGTTGTTAGTGAGACGCACCCCTCACATTGT